TTGCAATATCTTGCCACAAGGTGTATCTAAAAGCTCCACAGTGCCATAGCATACATCACCATCCATATGAGCTTCTCTAACTATATGTGATACGTTTTTAAGCTCAACAACTGAAGAATCCGGGTGATCACACTCACCAAGTGCTCGATTTTCTCTAATAAATTTTTGATAATTTCGTACTTCACGCTCTAAAATAGGCAAAGGATAAACACGCCCGTTTTGATTTAGAGTTTCAGCTTTTTGTAACACACCTGTCATCAAAATTTTGCCATTATTTTTTTCTTTGGATTCCTTGATCATATCAGGTGTATAATCAAAGGGAGTCCAGCTCATTAAAAGTGTTTTTGTCTTATCCATCGTTGGGCTCCCTAAGCTCTTGCTTTAATCTAGACACAACTAAAAATCTTGAAATTAATCCATCATTAACTTTGTGCACCGTTAGGCGCTCAATGCTTTCTTGAATTGTTGATATTTTTTCATTTAATACTTGGTTGGTACAGCCAGCAGAATATTCTGATAACTCTATAAGAGTATGTGCTTTTATCTGTTTTAAGTAATCCTGAAACTGCTGTGCACTCTTTGCATTTTTACCAGAAAAAACATACTCTTGTACTATCGCTGCCTGTTCATCATTAAGCTCATTGCCATATTTTTTATTAAATTTTTCCGTCATAATCCTGACTGTAAGTTCATTAATGTCATTATCTTTTGCGCTGTCTTGCACTGCTACACGTTCTGTTAGCAGGTGCTGGTGTACTAAATTTTCATATTTAGAAATGCGAACAAAATCTGATTTATCGCCAAGACGCCAGTCGTTTAATAACACTTGGATTGTTGCATATGATCTATACTCTGGAATTCGTCGATTATAGAAATTATTATCATCTAATATATGGTTGATGTCATGTATCAGGTGAGATTTTTCTTTTTCAAGCTCATGTCTATCAAAATTTTGAGCAGCTAATTTTGCTTCCTGTAAAATTCTTGTTGCCAATGATTCTGATTCAACTGATGTATTAACCATTGCATGAAATAGCCGAAATTCTTTATAAAGTTGTGAACCAGGCTTAAAATGCTTGTGCAATAAACCAATTACACGATGTGCCTGTGATTGATTGTCTTCAATCAAAGCTTCTGATATTTTACGAAGCAGTTGCTCATAAATTATGCCAACATTTCTTTTTTTATTGTGGGTCTTCGCCATTATTCAACTCATTTTCTGAAAATATTTCAATGTCTAACGCCGTGTCATGCTCTGTTGCTTCACTTATTTGCTCTTCATTTTCTAAAAGCACACTTCTCTTACCAATATTTATTCTGCTGCCAAGGTTATTAAGAACTGACTCAACTTCACGTGTCATTTTTGTTGTCTGGCTAATCTTTTCTTCCCAATATTCGTCCATATTTTTAGCATTTTTAGACTCTCCAAATGGATTGCGCAAAAATTCGTGATCGTAAGGTTGATTTAAAGAATCTTGCTTTCTAGAAGATCTTCCAGTAGATGTCATACTAAGAAAGTCTGGCATGTGTGTTGCTTCAGGCCCAGATCTTACCTTTCTTGACTTTTTAATAGGTTCATTAAACGCATTTCTAATTTGTGCTTGAGCCTTTGCTGGTGCATGATCATCGTCTATAGAAAGACTTTTAATATCTTCCTCATCATCGTCATCATCATCCGGATCAAGTAACGCTAGTGCTGGTATGCCATCAGATTCGGGCATGTTGATTGGTAAATCGTCATTTGCCAAAAGGTTGCCTTGTATTTCATCACCGGCAAACAGGCCTCCCCCACCGGCGTCATCATCTCCTCCTGCAGCTGGTTCGTCTCCACCACCAGGTGCAGCCGTTGCTTCAAGCTCAAGATCAATAAGTTTATCAATCTTCTTACCTTCTTCAATTTCTTCAATCTCTTTGTCGGTTAATCCAATAATATTTTTTCTAATCCATCGCCGGTCTACAATGCCTTCAGGAGCTTGGCCGGCAATCTCAAACCGCGCACGAATAAGCTCAAGCTTTTGCTGCTGTGCAACAGAAGATGGATTATTCAAGTCCAGTGAAAAATCAAGTAAGTCTTCACCTTCATAACCGTGTGAAAATAAATGCACCATTGCCAGCTTATTAAGCTCAGCCAAGATAGTCTTCTGAATCCTCTGAATTGTTCTAGAAAACCTAATATCTTCTTGTGCCAATGTGGCCTTTGCACCGATATCTTCGTCATAACCCAGATATGCTTTTGGAATCTTTAATGCAGCAAAAAGCTTTTTCTGAATGTACTCCACATCTTCAATCGCTGATGTGTTTGAACCGCCTGCCAACGTATCAATTTTAGTACCGGTCTCGCCGCCTCTAACTGGTAAGAAATAATCTTCATCCACAGAAAGCGGATTATATCGTAAATCAACCTTACCAGAATCTCTATCAATAATACTGTTTCGCTTAAGGCTAGTCTTTGCGCTCTCTAAATACTCAGCTACATTTTCAGGGGGCACATTACCAACGTCAATATAAAAAACGCGGCGTTCAGGAGATCGAATTACTCTATAAACTAGCATTGCATCTTCAATTAAGATTAACTGTCGCCAGATTCTACGTGCAGATTCAAGCACTGATGAGCCGTATGGAAGGAATGCATCATTTCCAAGAAGCCGAAAGTGTGCTACCTGCCAATTTTCTAATACCTGGTTGCCTTGTGTAATCCAGCGATAACGAACTGCCATTGGGTCTTCTGGATCAAATCCTTCTTCACGCTCCATTTCAGTAATTGGTATAGGGTATGCATTAACAACACCAAATTCTGGTGAAACATCAGTAAATAAGAAAAAATCTCCATACTTGCAAAGATTTCTAACCCACATTACCAAGTTAAACTCTACATTTAGCGTATCATAAAACAGTGTCTCAAGCAGTTCTTGAATCTTTCGGTTTTCTGAGTGTACATGTAACACAAGCCCTTTATCATCTGACGAGACAGTTTCTTCAGCGTATATATCTAATGCACTGGCAATCTCAGGTGTTGCTTCCATCTCAGAAAAATCACTATAACGTGCCATTCTATCATATGCACCATACGCGCTAAGAGTGCTGTTATACACATCATTATATGATCGCTTAAAAATCCCAAGTGCACTTGAGGCAGTCTTTCCGCCCGAGTAATCTTTAACTCTGCGCTTAATTGTTGGACCTGTTCTAAAAAGACGTGTAAGTCTTCGAAATAGGTTTTGTGAGTTTTCAGCCATTTAATTTACCACCACTCAGAATAAGTATCAATTTTTACCAAAAAATAAACAATCAATCCAACAGCCACTTAAACTCGCCGAGGGGATGTTCATTTTCAGCGCTAGTTTTATCATGACCATCAGCGTGTTCATTGCCCATAGACGAAGGGTTATGCGGATGGTTCTTAAAACGTGGATCAGAATTTGGATTAATAATAGAATCTGCAAAAGCTGAGCGATTTACACCCATTGCATCGAGCATTGCTTTATTAAGATCTACTGTCTGCTTGTTATATACTGGTGATGTATCATAAAGCCATACACCAATTGCCAAAGCAATTACTAAATCATCAGTACTACCTTTTTGTGCCTGGGCTTTTGATCCTTTCCAAATAAACGTCTTTAATTCCTCATACAATCTAGAAGAATATACACGGACATGTGTGTTTCTTAAAACTTCTTCTAGCTTTGTTAATATCTGTGGCCGGGATTTTGCGCTGGTTGTAAATCCAATCTTGTGCAAATCACTTTCGCTACTATAGTATGCTGCATAGCGATCGCGCTCATTCTTATAATATAAGTTTGGATAATTAAGCTCAACTAGCTTCATAATACATGCATAACCATATGTGTTATTTTCTGGACAAACGAGTGCATTGTTATACCGTTTACCGGCTTCAGCTAAAAGTGTTGCAAACTGATCTGGTGGAAGCTTGCCGCGATACTCAGCAACAACTTCAGACGCCTCCGTATCTATAATATGAAATGCAGAATAATCATGAGCATCACCGCGTGAAACGTCTGCTGATATGATATATTTTTTTTCAGCCAGGCCATATTTCCAGACCCATACGCCCATGTCTGGGCCCCATCGCTCCAAGGGCGGCTTAATACCGGACCTATATTTTTCAATATCGTCTGCAGAAAGAAACGTTTCACCAGAAGCCGCAAAATCGCACAAAAACTCTTGCGCAACCTGTCTGGGCGAAAAGTTTTTAGATTCTTTTTGAAACCACTCTTCGTCATGTTCTGGATGCACATCCCAAGGTAACTTTATTGGGTTAAACTCGTTCTCACCTTTTTTAGCCTGCATATAAATGTCATAATATTGCCCACCTACTCCATTGGGTGTAGAAAGAACAATCGCTCGACCACCAGTAGAAATTGTTGGATACAAGCCCATCCAAAGTTCATCAAAATTCCTAACAAAAGCAGCCTCATCGACAATCAGCAATGATAGTGCTTCTGAACGACCTGCATCATCACTAGTTGGAATTGCTTTTATTTGTGAACCGTTGCTAAATTCTATACTTTGCTTATTGTTACCAGTAATTTCTGGTAATACCAACCACTTAGGAAGCCCTTTAATGGCCACCTTGACTTTCTTAATAAAGTTCATTGCGACTGTAAGCTTTGTTGCAATGACTAATACATTTTTATCTTTATAAAATAATGCTAGCCAAACTGCGTATGCAGCACCAAGCGTTGACATTCCAAGCTGTCTTGATTTTAAAACGACATTATATCGATGCTGCACAAAGGCGTCAACACAATCATCTTGAAATTGATATGTGTTAAATGGAATTGTTCCACGGGTTGGATGCTGGATCTTTACATACTTGTTCATGAAGTAAACAGGATGCTTGCCACACTTGACAATTTC